CCGAGAACAGAGTGACAGCTATGGCAATACCGGGTCATCCTTCCTCCGATTCGACGGCGGGGTCTGCCACTTGAGGCAAGACACCCTGAGCTTGGTAGATCCCGGTGACCAAGTCGGTCATCTCGGAAAAAGTGTCGGATTGGACGGCGGGGCCTGCCACTTGTCGCTCGGTGATCATCTCGTGAGTGCGTTGCCTTCGCATCTCTGCGTCATAGTCGATCGCCTCCTGCGCTTTCCGTAAACGCTCAGCCTGCCACTCTGCTTTCTGCTCCTCCGTGACCTCTGGCGCATCGGTCAATCGATAAAGACGGATATCGGCGCTACGGTTGTGCACCAGCATCTCGACTATCTCCACGATCGACTCCCCGTTGCAAGCTACAACCTCATCAGGGTCAAAGCTGCTAGTTGCCAGGTAAATCCCGGTGACCGATATCCGGTATGCCACTGGGAAGTATTCATCTGGATGCTGCGCGTATTTCGGTCCATCCTCCATCGCTGCTTCGTATTCTCGCAAGCCGGTGATTCTCTTATCTGACATTTTGTCGCTCCTGTCTGATTGCGCGCCGTACTTTGGCGTGCTCTGTGATATTGAGCAAGACGAGGCCATTCCCCATCTTGCCGATGCCAAACTTGTTGGCAAAACGTATGTAGTCGCTGCCGGTGAACAAGGTCCATAGCTCTCCGTTGTCGTCTTCGTAGCTGGGCTGGGATCTCTTGGTCCCGAGCTTGAGAGCTGCTCTATAAGCCCTTGACCGTCTCATGGGGCCGATTCCGGCGATATTGTCGAATAAACGCCCGTTACCGTCGTTCACCTCTGCCTGGACTATTTCATCCCGAATGCGCTCCAGCTCCGCGACCATCGAGCGGGCCGCATCGAGTTGCTGAGTGACCCGGTAGAGTAGATCTGGACTCAGCATCCCATCCTCCGCTCTGCAGCGACCTCAGCCTCGTACATGGCGTCATCTTCTTGCTGCTGCCGTAGTGCTTCGACCAGCTTCCTTTGCTCATCGGTGAGGAACTCCCAGCTGTCAATCTCGGGGACCACCTTTTCACCGTCACACCCATAGCAGTGGGTATCGTAGGTGCCGTAATAGTAATGGGTTTCAAACTCCGGGTCGTAGTCGAAGTCTTCAGCAGTTAGACCTCCGCAATCGATGCTCGGGTTGACGTGCTTGCCCCTGCCGCGGCATAGGTCACAGACCTCGTAGTGAACCGGCACCCAGCCAGATATCTCGCCGTCCTCCTGATCGGGATCGTATGTGGAGATATGGCAGCGCATGGCTCGCTTATTGAAGGCCGTATACCACTTCCCACGGCGCCGAGCCTGAGTCCTCGGGTCGTTGTAGTAGTTCAGGTCATCAATCATCTGCTGGTACCGGCTCATGCTTCACCATGTCCTTTACTGCCCAGCCAGTTTGCGATTATCTCATGCTCTGATGGTCCTTCTCCTCTGGAGATCTGCGCCAGGGTTGCGCACATGAGGATGACCCTATCGATGCACACATCGGCCGCCTCTCTGAGTGCCTCGGTGACTTCCTCAGGCATCTCGCCTTCTGGCATCTTGATGCACAACTGAAAGAACTCCATCAGGCAGCGGATATGATCGCTCATCTCCTGCTCTTGACTGTCGGTCATTTTGCTCTCCGGTCCTATTCTCATTGTCGCTTCCTTTGTAGTTGACGCTGAATCGCATCTTCGCCACTCCCAGGCTGGCTGGGAATGGCTGGGTTGATATTCAGGCTTCCGGCTCCAGATATGCTTCGAAGTCTGGCCAGTCCGGTTGATACAGCGTCTGTGTGCCGTCGGCGTCTATGGCCCATGCGGTAACTGGTGCTTCGCCGTGGAAGTCCTTGAGCCGCTGAATCTCAGCCTTATAGGATGCATCATCGAGCGATATGGTGATGTACAAGTCACCCTCGCAATATGTGACGATCATCCGGCGGCTGAAGTTGACCCAGACTCCGTAATACCAGGCATCCTGATCGGTGTCCCACTGCTGCCAGCCCTTCCATACTCGGCGAAGATGCTCCTCGGTCTTGTATCGGTCCCAGTTCGGGTGGAACAGCTGCACGAAGTGTGAGCCATCCTTTGACGTGCCCCGCGTCGGGTGCCCGTACCCCAGCGCGAAGCTGAAGCCGTCTATCCCCAGAAAGCGGTCCCTGACCCGGTTGAAGGATACGACTCGGGTGTCGCCGATAAGCAGATCTCTGAATGTCTTCGGTTCGCGGTACATCAGGCACCTTCCTTCATTGCGCGCTCAAAGTTGACATCACCTACGAAGGAGTCCCACCAGAATCGAATATCGATGTGGTACGCCATGCAAAGCTCCTCAAGGATGAATAGACGCTCCTCCGGGATGGATAGGCTCATTGCCCTGGACTTGACGAGGTGTTCCATGTCTGGAATGTGCCTCGCTACCTGTGTCCACTTCTTCGGAGCAATGCCACCTACCTTCATGTGGTCGGGTAGATCTCTGACTGCATTCTCGACTGCCTGCATGACGATATCCTGATGCGCGCCGTAATACGTGGGATCTGCGCCATCCTGCTCTCCGGCAAGCCTGGTCAGATGCTTCTGGTAGTTGCTTGGCAAATCCGTCCACACAGCCCCTGAGTCTCGCCACTCTATCTTCGCAACCTCCCAGCATTGCTCGATACAACCAAAGCGACTGGCCAGTACTCTGAGCTGATGAGGCACTACCATCCGGCGGCTGGCCCGGTTGGACAGGAAGTGGAGGCGGGTATATTTGCGCTGCTCTTTGTCAGGATCTACGAAGACGCCTTCCGGCAAGTCCTTCTGGGCATAGTAGCTGAACATGTGCTCCAGCCTGGATGGTATCTCGATCGGCTCTGGCAGATCCCGAAAGCCGGGGATGGGCTCAGATAGCGCCTCTCGCTCTCCTTCTGAGAGCATGGTTGCCAGGTAGCATAGGGTCAGGTCCTCATCGCTGACCTCTGGCCATGATTCACCGACTACCGAGTCTGCCCCCATACACTTGAGCGCGGCGAGGACGTGCTTGAAACCCCAGCCCACCAAGTTGGTGCGCTCTGCGTGCTGATACGCGCGGTCTTGGATTGCCTGTGCCCAAGGCTCGGCAAAGTCTGAATCTGCCGCGTTGAAGGTCTCCAGCACGGACAGCAGGCTGCGGGCTGTCTTTATATAAGTGGCCAAACCTTCTTGCTCGGCATCACTGAGGTTGATTTGTAGTTTTGTCATTGTCGCTTCCTTTGGTTGATGATGCCTGAATCGCATCTTCGCGACCCCGAGCTGCCTCGGAATCGCTGGGTTGATATTCAGGCTGGATTGTGGCATGACCCCAAAGCTTCAAGGTCTACCGTCACTGAGGTGCCTCGGCGATAGAATCGGATGGACTGACCCTGGTTGTCCGGTGAGACACTCCACTCGGTGCCGTCCTCGGCTGTGAATCGCCAAATATCGGCTGTCTTGATGGCTTCGTGTATCTCCCAAAACTGCTTCGGATGAATGACGATGCTGTAATAAGGTCCGACCTCGATAACGCGAAGTACGCCCCAGCTATAAAGCTCAGAGCGAATGCGAACCGGAACCTTTGCGCCAAGATTGCTGATTGCTTGAGTTGCCATGATGTCGCTCCTATGCGCTGAAAAGGTGGGTGGGAATAGTCTTCATTCCTTCTGCGAAGTCACAGCCGGTCCAGTTCCTCTCGGATTCTGGGAGGGTACGAACGCGGACCTCAATCTCTCCGTTGCTGGAATCCTCTACGAAGCCCAGAATCTGCCACTCTCGGCGCTTGCAGACTTGGATTGCCTCTCGGAGAAGGACGGTGCAGCAGTCGCTGTCGAGCATGAGGGTTTTGAACTCGATGCCAGATCCGGCCCAGCTGTAGATCTCGCCGATATCAGCGTCGATGAGTAGGATTCGGGTGTCGGGTGTAAGTGCTTGATTTGTCATTGTCGCCTCCTTTACTCTGCCCAGCAGTCTGAAAAGTCGATGCTCGTCTCGGTCTCGCCACCGATGTATTCGCCCTCAAAACCGTACTCGTTCTGAAGGATGAGGTCGGTGCGGTATGCGTGCCGCTCGATGCGGATAATGAGGCCACCTTGCTCGATGTCGCTCTTGAATCCTACGGTGTCGCCGACCTTGACGGTCATCTCTTCACCAAACCTATTGGTCCCGGTGAAAGAAGTAAGTGATGTGATTCGCTGTCTGTACATTGTCGCTTCCTTTGTTGTTTTGAACAGTAGTCTTGCCCCGCCCCCCCTGGGCGGTACGCCCAGTTTAATACTGAACACCTTTATTTGTATACACCTTTTGCCGAACTTTTGTTGCGATTGTACTGCTATACACCTTTCAGAAAGTTTGTAACATTTAGATCTTCGCCTAAATAAAGGTGTACTATTTGTGCAAATGGGGCATTTATGGTATGAGAATACGGTTCCAAGCGATCTGATATGGGCACCCAAATCGACCGGAGTTGGAACCATTTTGAAGGAGCGACCAGCATGATCATCATCGGTATTGACCCTGGCAAGAAAGGCGGGGTCGTAGCTGTCGACGTCACCGGTAGACCCACAGCCGTGGAGTGGACAGCGGCAGACCACCCAGACGAAGGATACGCGCTCGGCAAAGCGTACAATCCGGGCCGGATGGCCTGGTTTCTGGATGACGTTTCATGCCGGGATGAGATCGGTCTCGTCGTACTGGAGCGCCAGCAAGCCCGCCCTATGGAGGGTCGCACTTCGTGCCTGACTACCGGCTATGGGTGGGGGCTGTGGGCGGGAATAGTGCACGCCCTGAATCTACCTCTGATGGAAGTAAGCAGCGCCCGATGGACTCGGCAGATCTTCGCTGGCGTACAGGGTGAAGGCAAAGCTCGATCTATCTCGGTAGTGACCGGCAGACTCCCCGAGCTATCCCTGACATGGGGGCGTAAACGGAAGCCCCACGACGGGCTTGCTGATGCAGGTTGTTTGGCGCTTTATGGGCTGACCCAGCTCGGCAAACTGGCTATGTGACGGTTGCGGCTCCCGCTGGCGTTGGTTTTGGGTCGCTCCTTCCAGCGCTGGCGGTGAGCCCTTTCACCTCTGAAAGAAGCGTATGGCGTCATCCAGCTTGCGGTCCATGTCGCGGAACAGCCTATCGCGCTCGGTATTGTACTGAGCTACGACCTGATCATACCGGGCTCTGATCTCGTTCTCGCGGTCTTCGTACTTGTTCACCATAGCGACCAGCTGCTTCTCCCAGCCCTTCACCATTTCAACGGTACGCTGATCGTCATCCTTGCGCTGCTGCTCCATCTGGGCAGCCTGGGCGTCAATCTTCTTCTCCATTCGAATCGACTGCCAGACGAGCAAAGGTATAAGCCCGATGGCGTCGATGTGGTCCATTAACATCGACGGGTCCATCGTCAGTCCTCGTTATCTGCCTCGATCAGCGGCTGGGATTCGGCTTCAGCTTCTGCTGCTTCGATCTCATCCTCGTCGCTCTGAGGCGGCTCCTGAGCGTCTTGAGCTTCAGGATCGTCCTGAGCTTCAGGATCTTCACCCTCTGCGGCCACAATGCCTGCTGCGGCTTCCAGAGCCACGATACGGGCTTCGTGATCGAGCATCTCTGCACCACCATATAGAATGGCCGCAATAATGCCAGCCACTGCGCCTTTGCTTTTGATGTCCTTCATAGATCTGCCTCGTCAATCAGGGTGTAGGTGTAGCGGTCCCAGCCTGGACCATGTGCGGCCTGCTTATCGGCCAACTCCATAAGCACATCCATATCTGATGGATGCATTACCTGGCAACCGGCTGACCAGCGACCGACACGGTCTGACCGGCCACCGCGATGGATATTCAGGCCAGCGTATCCGCTTGCAATAGTTGACGGGTCCAGATCGAGAACGGTGTCCCGGTCGTTGTCCCGATACCAGCTGACCTTGCCTCCGCGCTGAAGCAAGCCTCTGTGAGCTTTGTGCATTCCCCGAATATACGCTTTTCGGTACTGTCCGGGTGCCATGATCGCGCAGCCCTGGTCTGGACGCATAGGGTGGACCAGATAGTATTCGCCTGGAGTGGTGGTCAAGGCCGCATTGAAGCAGCGCCACGAACCAGCCTGCTTCCAAAATACGTACAAATCATCGAGGTACAAATCGGGCTTACGATGCGATACGGCATTACGCACGCCGATAATGTTCAAGTCATACTCGTATCGAGCACCCTCAAAGACGGCATAGCCCTTCTGTTTGCACTTACGAAGAAGCGGTGGCAGATACGTCATTGCACAACCGGGGCGAGCAGCTGAAAGCCCCACGCAATCAGCGTGACGCCACCCATGGCCGCGGCCAGCTTGAGGTCGAGCTTGTTTACCCTTCCGCCCATGGTTTCGACCTGACGAGCAATAAGCTCGATCTGGGCATCACGGGCCACCGAGCGCTCCTCCAGGCGAGCCATCGTCACCTTTATGGATGCCACATCGGTCTTGATTGCATCAGTGACGCCCCACAGTTTTGACGAGTTCGGGTCCATATCACTTCCGAAGTATTGCGATCAGCTCTGCTGCCTTGTTCATGTCCTGCCGGTGGCCACCATATCGCCTTTTGAAGATGAGGTCAGATACGATATCGACACATAGCGACAGCAGCACATCTTCCTGCTGCTCCGAAAGTACGGGAATATCCAGCTTGGCGTTGAGCAAGTCTACGACCCACTGCTTCCGCTCTTCCGGTGTGGCATCTGGCAGCTCGGCCTTGGCCTGACGGCAAGCCTCGGCGATTACCAGCCCCAACTTCTCCACTTTTTGCCGGATCTTCTTCTTGCGAGTTGCCCGCTTTCGTTTCGTCTTTGCCTCAGCCATAGTTGCTCCTTTATGCTTGCTGCCCAAGTACGCCACCACGTGGATTCTTGCCGCCTCCTGGGACGTACATCGGGTCCAGCTTGGCGAAGCTATGGGTGAGCCGATACCAGGCCTTCCAGACGGCAGAGCTGTCTGAAGATGCTCCAGAGGCTGTCCATCCAGCGGCGACTACGAGATACACGTTATTGCTGTTGTTCCACGACACATTTTGACCGTTGTTGCCCATGTTGCCGCCGATGACGTCATTATCGTTATCGAGAAGCACGCCGGCGACACCGATCGGCTCGATTGCGTCAGAGCTACGGTCATCGGCAATCTGAAGCATACAGTTGACGTACCCTCTCGGACTGCTGCCCAGATCGCCGGAATCGCCCGTGATCTTCACGAGGTCTTGGTCACCACCGTACTGTAGCTCCAAGTCGCCGTCAGAATCGTTAGTCATCCTCAGACCAGCCCACGCCTGATTCGATGTATCAGTGGGATCGTCAGACAGGCAAGCTACAAACATATTCTCATCGTTCGCGTTCGTAGATACACGCTGTACGAGGAACTCGACCCCGAACTCATCTTCCCACTTCATAAGTGAGCCGGACGGGGTAGTCAGCGGCTTGAACCAGCGGGCGCAAGTCTGTGCTGCTGAGCTCCATGTATCGCTGTCGCGATCAGACTCCAGGGCAATAGTCATCCCGCTCGATGATGTAGAGCAGGATACGAGGGTGCTGTTGGGATCGTTTGCTTGCCACGAACCGTCGTTAACATCTATCGATATCCATTCGCTCTGACCGATATATTGCCGGTACTGCTTCTGGGTAGTCTGCAGGTTGATAGGACCTGGCTTGCGGGATGTTCTACTCATATCAGGCCACGATCTGGTTGACGTATCCGGTGATATTCACCTTGTTCGCGGTCGTGCTGTATGCCTTGACGATCAGCGCGGTCGAAGAGTTGCCCTTGATGACCCAGCCAGGCGCAATCAGAACCGTCTCATTCGGGTTGATAGTCGTGATCATGGCGTCAGAAGCTGCCGTACCACCCCACTGGAGGGTCAGAGTCTCGGTCGATGTGTTGTAGTTTGTCGCCCACAGCCAAATCTCATCGTAGGTTGTTGCCGTGCTGTCGCCGGTATGGATAGTGGTGCCCGCGCTAGACGATGCAGCCACAATGACGGGGCGACCGTCTGTGCTGCCCGATAGCTTGACTTTGCTGATAGTTGCCATATCTGAATCCTATGAGAAGACGGATGAGTGAAGTATGAGACTGGCCGACGGGACGACCGCGAAGGTCATATCGTAAGGGTCGCCGTCCGTACCGTTATCGGTGTCAGTCCAGTTAATGTCCATGCTGTCGCCTTCGACGAACTTGACCTCTTTGGCGTCTGACACAGCGACCTCGGTGCCGTCACCATCTTCCAGCTGAAAGCTGCTCATGCCACCGCTGGCGGTGAGCACTCCTGATGAGGCGCTCAGTCCAGATCCGGCAATCGCAGAAACGAAGTCGGCGATAGACTCCTTCTTGCTGGCGTTGCTGTCGTCAGCATCGATGATGGCAATCGAATCGTTGGCCACATTCACGACTGCGGCCGATAGTTCGTTCAGAGTTACGCGCAGATTCTCCGAGCCGTCATCTTCCAACCCGGTACCCGCGAAGTCTGACACATCGACGTCAAGAGTAACGGAGGCACCCAGGGCTACGCTGCCCCCGGTCTTCAGCCCGTCTCCTGCGGTAACAGTCACGGCGTTTTCGGTCAGAGCCAGAACTCCGCTGGACGCGCTGATGCCAGATCCGGCAACCGCGCTCACAAGGTCGGCGATAGACTCCTTCTTCGAACCGTTGCTGTCATCGGCATCGATAAGCACGATGGAATCATTCGCTACACTCACGGTGGCGGCCGATAACTCGTTCAGGTCTACTGCCAGGCTGACTGCCCCGCTGGAGCCGCCCCCAGATAGACCCACGCCTGCCGTAACTCCTGTAATGTCGCCGGTCGCTGCTAGAGTGGTTCCAGACGTGATCTGTATGTCGTCGCCAGCGTCAGTAGTGTAGTACAGCTCATTCGGGGTCGCGGTCTTTACCCATAGCTGCCCATAGGCTGCCGTATCGCCGTCAGCTGCGGCTTGCTCCTTCAGGGTAATTGGGCCTTCGACGGTCAGGTCGGTCTTGGGGTCATCCGTACCGATACCGACCTTGCTATTTGTTACGACCAAATCTGTATCTGCACCAGATCTGACATATACCTTGACGGCCGTAGTGTTCGTTCGTCCGATTCGCACAGAGTCAGCTGTGCTGTCGCCGATCGTCACATTGGCATCGGCCTGAATCTTGATAGAACCGGTCGAGGTGATGTGGCCGGTACTGGTAGCTGTCGGAGCAAGCTGAATATCTCCGTCGATACCAAGAGCTGCACCTGGCGAATCGGTACCGATGCCGAGTCGGTTGTTAGTCTCATCGACTACGACCGTCGTGCCGTCTACCTGAAGATCTGCCAGTACGGTGTTATTGCCCCATCGATAGCTGCCCATCAGGATACCCCGGCTTCAAGGATGACGGTGACGGTGCAGGTAGATGCCTGGCTTGCGACGAATATCGATCTGGCGTATGTCAAGCCCGTGCGAATCGGCTTCTGCTCCGGTCCTTGAATCACGAATACAGCACCCGTATCTTGCGGGATTGCTGCCTTGTGGGTGCCCGTGGAGCCGCCGTCAGCTGGCGATCCCGCGCCCACTACCGATACCCAGGCTGCTTTGCTTGCCACCACCGTTACACGGCAGCACCAGGGTGGCAGTTTGAACTCCTGCCAGGTGGTGCCAACAGACGCCTGACTGTACATATATGGGACGTTAGTCGCCGCTGTTAGATCTATTGCCGCCATGGGTCATACTCCTTTTCACCCGGATAATATCAGACCTGACAGAATCGAGCGAGAAGATATCCGTCAGGTCGTAGCACTACCCTCTGGGATGATGCCCAAAGACAGCGAAACCATACCTGCTGTGAAGTCGACAGCTATGCCCAAAACCATCGCCTCGCGCTCCACCCATACATCTGCGGCACCGTACTCCTGAAGGCTTGCTTTGATTTGCTCAGATGTAAGCAAAACCAGATCCCCGACACATAGCTGTGCGAGTCGCAATCCAGCGCAATCGATCTGTAGATCGTACGGAACCCATAGACCCCAGTATCGGACTTGGTCGCCTACGCCATCGATGATGCCATTTTCGTTACCCGGCCACAGTATGTCCGACGTGTCATAGAGCAGCTGATATTCGTTTGGAAAGGTGTTCGTAGCCACAGCGCCGACGTTCCTCTCGGTTCCGTCCGTCTTCTTGAAGCTACATTTTTGATATTGGACTTGAAAGTCAGGGTGAAACCCGCTCCACTGCAGATCGATAATGTCGCTATCGGTGATATGAATCTCCTGTAGCGAGCCGTCAAGCGCTATGAAATTGCTTCCAGCGTTCGGGCTTTGAATTGCCCTGATCGAGAATTGCCCTTGACGGACGACCGGGACATATCCGACCAAGCGAGTCCAGCTCTGAAGCCACTGGTACGGGGCAGTCTGAGAGTCGTCTACATAGAGGCGAATATTGTAGCTGGGCGACCATCGCGAGGCGCTGCTTTGACCAAGCACATCAGATATGTCGACATACTCTTCGGGGATCATGTACCCCCATTCTGCCGGATAGATATTGTAAGTGCCCGTACCTGTCCCGTCGCTGAGCAGCAGGCGCAAGTAGATATCCAAAGGGTTGCCGTAGAGGGTTGCCACGTCATAGACATCACCTGATGACGAGTTGGCTGCCGTAGTGCCTCGCTTCCCGGTAGTGATGCCGGATATTGTGCCTGAACTGGTCCCGCTGTAGTGCAGATAAAACGGGTCATCAGAACCGTTATCGATCTTTACGGCACCGACCAGGCCGGTAGCCTTGTCCAAGCTGCTTACGCTTGCCACCGACATCGTGCTGTCCGAGGTCGACCAGCTACTGGATATGGTCGTAGCTTTGCCGACTTTGTTAAACAGGCTGAAGCTGTCGGCTATCGTCGATCCTCCGCTCCATCTGGTCTGCAGCAATGTGGTCGCATCGTCCAGCTTGACCGTCCAGCTTGGAGATCTGCCAATCACGTTCTGCAGCCGCCCCAGGAATACCGGCTCAAACTCCGTAGTGGCATAGCCCTGAAACCCCATCAGAACACGGACAATTTGCCCGCGGCGCACGAAGGCAGTCAGGTGATTTGCGTGTTCGCTATGAAAAGTGATATCGCAAGTCCCAGCGGTGTACTGCCAGGTATGGCAATTCAGAGTAGAGCCCCCGAAAGCAACCGATAGACCAAGCCCCACGATGTCTCCGTAGCCTGGATGAGACGCCAAGGTAATGGCCTGACCCGGAGTAGACGTACCCGTGGAATGGGTATGGTTGACGAAGTCGATAATGAAGATTGGGTCGTGCGGAGATTGCGACAAATCCTCTACGAATGTGCCTGACCAACCCATCAGCTCGGCCCATACCAAGTAGTGCCTGTGGTCAGCCCGATCTCCTCTGCTGTGGTGCGCCTTCTGATACCGTCTTCCAGCTGCTTCATGGACGCGCCTTGTGCTTCGATGGCGTCTACTCGTAGCGGCGTACCTACCGACATCGAATATATGGCGTCCCAATCTTCCTCAAGCACCATATCGAGCGTGTACGAAAGCCGGTGGTTCGTAGTCAGCATCGGGGTTGTCAAGTCGCTCCTGAGCTTCAAGGCTGGCCAAAAGTCCCGCCACCTTATCAAGACTGGCATAGACCCGTAGGTGTAGAGCAGTCCTTCATCGAGCGTAACTGTGAATGACGTGTTTGAGATCGAAGTGATGTTTTTGTATTCTCGGAACCCTTCAGGATTGGCGTTGTTGATGCAGACGTAATCATCAGACCCGAGAGCAGCGCTGTTAGACCATGGCCGAAAGTAGTTCGGCGACATGGCACCCGTCGTGGTCAAAATGTGCTGGACCCCAAGCTGCGTGTCTCCTCGCTCTGCGGTGAAAGCGCTGGAGAGGAAAGCGCCCCAGGTTCGGTCATGGTCCAGGCTGAACCCGATAGACCCGCCGCGCTCCAAGTGCGCCGAGAGGCTTTGCATCTTGAGATAGAACGCTTCAGATGTAAAGTTCTCAAGCACGATTCGGACCTGCTGTCGAGCAGCTGCGTGCGAGCGATAGAGTCCTCCGCTGAGGGTGACGGCATCGTATGTCTCACGGATCGGCTGGACCTGTAGATCTGTCAGATTCTCCAGAAAGGTATACGTCTCGACCGACCCGCTGGGGTCTGGGTACCAGTAGATTGTAGGCAGTCCCATAGTTCACCTCACGCGAATGACGCTTGCATCCGTCCGTACCTTCCGGTTACCCGCTCGATCTCACGAACAAGCCTTGGGATAACATCGCGGTCAATCACAGATGCGCTGATATTGATATTCACGGGTGCCGAGCCAGTATGGACACCCTGAGACGCTCGCCCGTTTTGCGGTATGACAGCCTCACCTCGGTGCAGCAACGCCATGCCTGTGCGCTGGACATAGGATGTGCCGCTGGCGTACGAGTCCCCGTTGCCAGTGATCAGATCCCAGAAGTCAGAGAGATACTGGTTCGCCCAATCGTGCCGAGCCTGCTTGTTTGCTTCCCGCTCTTCGTCAGTCTTGCCAAATAAGCCCTTGATGCCAGCCCAAAACTCGCGCAGTGCCATCACCATAGCTTCGTACAATCCCATCATGATGTCAGGTATCGCTTTGATGATTGCGCCCGGCAGCTCGGTGACGATAAGCGTCAGCAGCTCGGGCAACACTTCTTTGAACACCTCCATACCGCGCTCGATGTTCTCAATCTGCTCTTCTGCGGAAGCGATAATGCCTTCAGAAACCTCTTGGACCGAGCTGTCTTTTGCCAACTCACCAAGCTGAGCTATTCCGCCGAACGCGCTAACGACCGCGCCAGCAGCCATCACGTATGGATTCTGCGATTGCGACAGCGCAGAGCCGGTCATCCCGATAACATCCCCGCCGGCAACTCCTTGAGTCACCATGCTGGTCCACTTTGTCAGCTCCTCAGTGAAACCCTGCACGCGCTCCAGCCGCGCTTCTTTAGCTTTGAGCTTGTCGATCTGAGCTTCGGTAGCGGTGATGTCTGAAACCGTAGCCCGAATCTGAACGCTGGTGCCTTGCATTTCAGACTGCAAGGCTTCCATCGCATCCATACCTCGATCCCGAATATTGGCCTGAAACCGCTCAAACGCTCCAGCTCCAAGCGTTTCATCCATAAGCTGAGCCATGTCGCGATATCTTTCGCCACCGGTAGTGCCCATCTCCATGCCGCCGGTCAGCTCATCAGCCATTTCGTGAACAAGGGTGTAGAGTCTTCGGTTGGCACCCTCGTACCACTCGACCATGCCTTGGAGTTCGTTGCGCTGTGCGTCCAGATGCTGCGTCAGGTCGTCAAGAGATGCCGTGTTGATATCGAACAGATCTTCGCCATAGTGCTGCCGCCACTGAGCGATATTCTCCATCTCGCCATAGACGGTGCCCAATGCCGCGGCCACTTTCTGCATGTCCTCGGCATCTTCGCCGGTCAAGAACCGATCGGACTCCAGCATAGCTTCGAAGCCCCATCCTGCCTGCGATAGCTCCCGAAACAACTCGCGTTGATCGTGCATCAGATATTCGTTCATCCGACGGACACGCCGTGGCACATTACCGTAGGAGTCGAGGACCTGCTCTGACCACATCTCCCATTCTTGTCCAGTCTCCCGCAAATATGAAGCGTAGTTGTCGCGCCAAATCTCGCCGACTCGGTCGTTTCGCATGATGAGGTCAGATATGCGGGCAATCTGGTTGCTACCCTCTACGATTGGCACCATCTGAGATAGGTATGCGCTGTCCTGAACCAGGCCGTGGCGACCCAGCATCATTTCGTCAAACTGAATGGCCCCGCCCTGTTGGGCCATAGACCTTTCCAGCAGTTCGTATTGCCTCTGACTCCATTCTCGGTATACCGGGCTTGACTCCAACACGTCAGCTGACTGATCGAGCGAGTCCTCGACTATGGTTGCGTACACGTTTGCGAGATGGCTCTTGTCGTACTCCAGCCCATGCCGCGCCATAGCATCGATTTGTTGCTCCAGCGTGTCGATAGACCTCCCCACAAGCTGCCAGCTGCCGTCGATCTCTTGATATTGCTGGTACTGCATTCCAGTTTGCGCAAATCGCAAGCTGGCTGAATACGCTTGGTCGAACGCTGATGAAGTAGATCTCGCCGCATTTGCAGCAAATCCCATCCTCTCGGTGATGTCGATCATCTGCTCTTTGAGCGTTTGCATCTTACGAGCCGCTTCTGCCGCCGCATTCCCAGCACCCTCAGCCGACGGGCTCCAGTCACCCATGGCCTGAGTACCGTCTTCTGCTTCTTGACCAAGCAGCTCCATAGCTTCCTGAAAGTCCAGGGCTGCGATCGTGCCTTGCTCAAACGCATTTAGGGTGACGAGGTTGTATAAGCCGCCTTCAAGCTGCTCTTTGGCATCGCCCGCCTTTCGTAAGTGACTTTCTGCTGTGTCCAGATCTCCAGCAGCGGCATTTACGAGCGCGGATATGGAGTACCCGATCATTTTGAATAGACCGAAAAGCACGTCCCCCATATCGCCGAGCAGGGTAATGACCCCGTTCAGGATGCCTACGACTACGGAGATACCAGAAGCGAAACCACCTTCTCCGGTGAAGGTATTGAATGCTGCCACTTTCAGCATGTCGGTGACCTGACCCATCAGGCCCAGGGCACGCTGCATCTCACCAGCCTCTTCGGTCGACTGATTCATGCGAAGGCCAAGCAGCTCTTGAGCGCGAGCCGCTGCCCCCATGTCGGTCTGCATAGCCTTGGCCATGTGTGCCGCAGCACCACCGAACAGCTGCATCGATATCCGGTTTCGCTCGTTTACGTCATCGATGCTTTGAAGACGCTCCATCGTTTGGCGCAGCGCATCGTCGTTGTCTCTGAAGGTGTGTGGGTCCAGGCCAAGCTCAGCAAAGGCGTCAGCCATTGGACCTGCTTCTGCCCTTGCCTTGCCAATGCTTTCACTAAACTTGAGCAGCCCTTCTCGGAACTCGTCAATCTCCATCCCACTGGAGCGAGCCATAAGCTGAAGATCCTGCAAGGTGTTGACCGATACGCCGGTGACTGCCTGAAGATCAACCAGCGTATTGACCACATCGGCAACCTCTTGCCCCATACGAATAAAGGCCGCACCTGCGAGCGCGGCACCTGCCGCAAGACCGGCAGCAGCGGTAGCGAGCCCTTTGAACTTGGCCTGAGTTGTTCTGGCTACATTTCCGACCGTCTTCAGCTTGCCTGACGCATTGTCCAACAGCGTCAACCTGATCGCTACTGTGTTGCCCGCCATCCTACACCTCGCCGATATCCATCGTAGGCAACGGGACCGGAACCATGCCGCCCTTGCCCGCTGTTCTTAGTGAATCGATCATATCGGCCCGCCTCTTGTCTGCATGATACACGCAAACTATTGCCAGGCCGAGGTCGACCGGGTCCATATCGATAACCTGAAGCGGCGTCAGCGCGTATCGCTTCGCAATCTTGTCCACCAAAATGGCAACGTCAGGCTCTCTTGCGAAACGTAGCAACCGCTTCCGCGTCCCCCAGCGATTCGCGCGAATGAGTCTGAATCTCTGCAGCCAGCGTTTGACGAATATGGTGCGGAAGCGTATCCACAAGCACTACCGACTTCTCCGGCTTGTGCTCCTTCTCCTTCATTGTGATGCGGATTGCCTCGTAGATCTTGCCGTCCTCTGAAACCTCTATGACGCCGCAGCACACGATGGCATCCAGAGAGTCGTAAAGCCTGGCCTGCTGTACATCAGAAAGCGCCGACAGCTTCTTGACCCAGCCATCTTGAAGCTGCTTGGCTACTTCAGACTCGTCTGTCGGATCACTGATACTGGACAAGTCTGGCGCTAAATGCACCAGCGAAGCAATACCTGCTCGCATAAGGTCTTTCGATTTGACCCGCTTTATCTTCCAGTAGAATCCACCAACCTCGACCACTCGATGAGACTGGTCGTTCAACATCATAGCTATAGACATTTTGTCGCTCCTTGCTTGTAAGTGACGGCGGGTGCTGCCACTTGTTCATAGTTATCAGTTACCGATTCCGGTCGAATCGCCATTCTGCACCACAATCTTCAGCCCTTCATCCGTACCGTCTGACTCGCACTGCCCAGTACAGGACACGGACACTACGCCAGCGTCAGAAATGCCGTCAGTCGCCGCAGTCAGGTACATATTCTGAAGCGTAATGGCGAACGAGCGATTCGATACCGTTGGGTGCGTGAACGTGATTGTGGCATCAGATTGTGTGTTTGCTACCAACGCCGCATATAGGGTGTCGACGGCTTCCAGTTCGAAGGACACCTCTACACTCATGAAGTCGGTACGAACGGGCTCAGAGGTCAACACAGAGCCGAGCAGCTGCCTTCTGCCCAGGCTGTTATTCACCGTGATGGTCAGGGAGCGAAGATCGTAGGCAACCGAGTTGAAAGTGAACTGCCCAGCATGGCTATGATGAATCAGGTTCTCGGTGCTGCCGACAGAACCAAGGCTGGAGCTTGCCCGCGCCTGGCCGGTTTGACCGATTACGTCGAAGCTCATCATCATGCACTCGCCAGCGGAGATGCTCAGAGCCATCGAGTTCAGCTTACAGCCTTCGAAGGTTTCAGCGTTACCGCTGGTGCCTCTGACAAACTTCATAGTCAGACCAGTCGGCACATCATCGGCGAGGGTGTAGGTATGCGTGTACGGATCACTGCTGCCAGTGGTCGCAAGCGTGCCCAGAGCGTGCTTGAGGAACATACCCACATTCTCGTAGGTCGCTGCAATCTCAAAGTTGCCCGACATCATCTCTTCGCTCTGATAATGACCTCGACGCATCGCAGAGCCAGAGTCGCTAAGCAAGTCAGGCCGCGGCACAATGGTCACCGTGCGGGCTAACGACCCACTATTGAGAGGCCGGGCGTTCGTTAAACTCGCCGCTGTGCCCCATGTAGACTCTTCGCCGAAGACGATTTGAGAGTTCCTTCCAAGATAGACAGCCATTTCGTCTCCTATGCTTCGTCTGTGTCGAAGACTTTCATAACCGCTCTGGCCTGGATGACCCTTGCGAGCGATGTCGTGATTGTAACAATAAGGGTGTACGATGTCCCAGAAGATCCACCTTTGACCCGTACCCTGACCCAGCCAGGATCGATGGCTCTGGTCTTCGTCTCGTCGAATGCAGATGCTGTAGTCGAACCATTCGTTTCGACCGTCAGATTCACCGCATGAATCTCTTCATATCTCATCGAATACTGGGTCGCGACTCGTCGGCGCGTGAGCATCTTTGTGCAATCTACCCATACGTCCAGCTGCTCTTCAGCTGTCTTCTGGAACTGCTGGCTGGCTATAGTCGAGCCATACTTGTCCAGCTTCAGCGTAAGGATAGGCACCGTTGGCACCCCGACCTCGATCTCGCCCGTCTTCGCACTGCTGATGGTCGGCGAACTGCTGCCGTCGCCAGCTGAGGAATTGCCCCAGTACATGTAGATCACGATGGTCTGATTCGCCAGCGACTGGATTGCGTCAATATTGAACACCCCAGACCTGGCACCGTAGTCCCATGTGGCCCGGTTGTAGTTCACCTCCGTCGTGCCGTCAGACTGTGTGAAGCGAACATCGAAGCCGTTATCGCGAACAGTAGCCCAAAACTCGTCCCAGTATTTCGGTATGGTCACCGTTCCGTCAATAGTGGTGGCAGATCCCGCATTATTGTCGATTGCGATCGGCATGCGCTTGCTGTAATTGCTGTCAAACCACGTCATGCGCCCGTCCCCGCCTTCTGCCGATACTTGATTTGAACCTCCAAGGCAGCGATGCCGAGCGACGGCACGTCCAGATCTGCACCCAGATAAGTCTGCCCTGAGACTTGAAGGTCATCGCACAGCACGGTGCCACCGTTTCCGAGGCTTCGGTCCGACTCCAAGCACTTCATTATGTCCGACTGAAAATCGAGCGATCTCAGCATAAGTTCACCAGGGTTGTCATTCGTGGCCTGAACAAAGCCGACGATGAACGCTACCATAGTTCGGTCGTACTGGTCGAGACGGGTGATGCCACCCTCTTGAACCGTATCTGTTCGGCCAACGAAGATATACGCGCACGGCAAACGAATCGGGTTGAACTGATCGCCGATGATAACCTGATCGCCACCGGATAAGTCGTAGGTGTAGCTTCCTGAGGAGCCGTTGATGCCTTCCAGGTTCGATACCAGCTGATTGACGATATCTCGCTCTCTGCTCATGGTGTCCACGGCCGATTCAAGACAGACGCTGCAACAGCCTTTCGTAGATCTGATGGCAGCTGTTTTCTGACGTGCTCAATAGCTGGTGCGATATATGGCCGAGGCGGAATATTGCGCTGGCTGAAGCCAAACTCATGGACGGCAGCGTAGACGACCTGCTCTTTGTCGCCAGCCATAAGCACCAGTCCAATGCCCTCGGTAGCTGACAAGGCTCGGCCCATTATGGATTGCTTGAGCCGGCCGGTCACGACTCCAAGCCCGTTCTTGCCATAAGTCCTTTTGGCGTAGCTCTCACCCTCCAGAGCCATAGCAGCAGCAAGACGCTGTAGCTTCAAAGGCAAATCTCTGTTGCCAGCTTTCTGCATGTCTGCAGCAAACTTTTGGAGAGTCCTCATCCGATCCATCCTCCAGCTTCGCCACCGATACGGTATGGCGCGAGTGCTTCTCGTACCTCATGAAGCAAAGCGAGAGGCTTGACATCTATGGTGTTCGCGTTCTGGGTGATCTTGAACTTGCCTATGGTGTCCCGGTTCATGTACCAGTGATTGACCTGTACCCCGCACGCATGAACTACTGCGTTTGGAATCGAGGTGAATCCGGCTGTATACGTGACCTTGACGGAGCGATATCCTGTCGAGAAGGAGCCCTGGTCTGAATCGGTATTCAGAAGCAGCAGGCCGAGATCTGTGTCCAGCGTGTAGTCGGATGAGGCTACCAGGCTGTCCGAACCATAGGATCGGTTCACGTCGACATACACGGACGATATGGTATTCGCTGGGACTACTCGCAGCTGAAGACGGTCAGTGCCGTCTCCGTCGAAATAGTGGGTGTATGTATTGTTTTCGAACGTCGATAAGTTCGATGCGGTCGGGAACCCGCAGTACGAGGAGCCGATTCGGTCAAATCTCAGAATCAGCGTGTCCAGCAGCGTATCTTCGGACGTGCCCGTCAGCGCCCGGATGTAGCCTCTCATCTGTGCTGCGGTCGCTATCGCCATCTGATTGCCCTTGCTGCTTCTCCATCCTTTGGTTTGCTCGTAAGATGCCCCGATGTGCGGCAGGACGGAGGAGACCACCACACACGGGGCGAAAAGCGCCCAC